GGGTGAATTTTCCTAAAGGTTCAAGTGATCATCAAAGATATGATTCTCTGGTAACAGAGTTTATTGAGATGTTCTTAAATAAAGGAAAACCAACATATGAGGAGAGCAAGGTTATACATGATAAGCAAACCAAACCGGCACAAAAGAGGGCATTGAATAATGGATCGTATGTGGAGAAGAAATTCAAGAAACATAGATCCGGGTTCGTTAAAGCCGAACCTTATCCAACACCAAAACCTGCACGGCCCATAATACAAAGTGTGGACGCTCAAAAGGAGGGTTATTCTAAATACACCCTCGGATTACAGAACCACATGAAGGCAAACAAGGATCACTTCCACTGGTATGCTTTTGGCCTTAAGCCCGCTGAGACTGCAGAGGTTATAACGCAGAAAGCGCGGAAAGCTAAGAAAGTAGCGGAGACAGATTTTACCGCATTTGATGTAACAGTTAATGAATACTTAAGATTACTAGAGAACAAACTATTACACAAATGTTTTGGTAATGAAGCAGCTACTTTGCATGCATGGCAACTTGGTACAGATGCTTATTTTGAAACCAAGGAAAAGCAGCCTAAATCGCATAATATACCATTATATTTTAACAGACATTCAGGGTCTCCAGAGACTTCAGTATTTAATACAGTTATCAACGCATTTGTTGCATTTTGCACTTTTAGGACAATGGGATTGAAGAAGCAACATGCGTGGAAAAGACTGGGTTTATACGGGGGAGATGATGGAGTGACGTTTGATATAGATGTCGAAATGTATATGGCAGTAGCTAAGGATTTAGGGTTAATTTTAAAATGCAAGCAAGCTGAAAGAGGGCAATCTTTCAATTTCTTAGCAAGACAATATTATGCATGCTCGTGGGAGAACCATGGATGTTCTTTATCAAATCCAACAAGACTATTAGGCAAAGCACATTTATCTAGCCAAGCTATTTTGTTTAATGATCCAAATATAATGTTAGTGCTCAAAGCAACATCGTTTATGCTCAATGATAACTCTAGCCCCATAATTAGGACCTGGGCTGAAACAATATTAAGAATTTTAGGACCTGATTATGAAAGGCAGGGGGCAGAATTGTTGCAACAATTGGTCACAGCATCAGACCCTGATACTGTGGTAATAGATGGTGTCAAACTGAGAGATCATATTGGCTATAATTATTCATCTGGGGTGTACCCAGCGGCTTGTGACAAATGTGTCAAACAACATATGGAGGAATTAATAGAAGCTGGAATGGATTTTGATAAATTTGTGAAATGGCACAAATTAATGCAAACGGCTACAGAGTTGCATAAACTACCTACTTTAATCCTCGGAAAAGAACAAGAATTTAACAATGATTGGACTAAAATATGGCACCATGAAAATGGTAACCAGATAGAGGAAATGGGGACCTTACCTAAATTGGAGGAGTATCCACCTAGGAAGGTAAAGAATTGGGCTTATTTTGATAAAACCATTGGCCAGGCTCAAGCTAATGGTAAGAAGCGGAAGAAGAAGAATGGTAGAGCCAGTCAGGACGGCAAAGGGCCTGGCACTACCAAGGTATAATTCTAACCCACGCCCGGCTAGTCTGAGTGGGAAGAATCGTTTAGCACAGCGCACGAATACGATTCATGAACAAGAATAAAGACACTAAGAAACGTTCTCAGCCTGGAGTAGGGGCTGTTAAACGTAAAGCTACTATTCAAACCAAAACAACAAACCTTATGAATAAAGTACCTAATAAGAAGGACGTTAATTATAGGGAAACACCTAAACTATCACTGGTTAAGGATTTAGATAGAAGGAACGAAAGTGATAGAGAAGCTTATGGCGATAGGTGTGGTGTAGATGCGATATTGAGGAAACACGGATACCCTTCTAACATATTGTCACCTTGTATGAAAGCATATCTGCAAGCAAAGTTCTGCCCTTTTAACGCAGTAGACTTTGCTCCTTGTAACCCTTCATCACCACCATCTGCATCAATTAAATTCCGTTCGAAAACAATTGGTTCAATGACAGTAGGCACAGCTGGGGTCGGTTTTGTGGCATTTAATC